ACTCTTGGTTATTGGTTCCGAATTGAACCTAAGAGTGGTCTGGGCTTCAAGCATGGTTTGCAACCACACTTGGGAATCATCGATAATCAGTATCGTGGAGGCATGGGTATTAAAATCTACAACTTTTCTGATGTTGATTATACCTATAACGTTGGGGATAAAGTCGCTCAATTCGTTGTCTACGAGTTGGTGAATTCTACTGTTGACTGGAGTGATACCGTTTATGAAACTAATAGAGGATCAAAGGGCTTTGGCTCAACTGGCCGATAACATTAACATTGAATCAATTGATTGCCCAGAAAGTGGAGAATGTGATGTCAAATACAAAGTCAAACCTGGTTTTTTCGACCTTATTGAAAAGCAAAAATTCAAGAAAATGTTCGAAGGAATGGATCTTGACTCTATCGTAAAAACTGTTATACTTGAATACCTGTGAATAAACCTCCGGCTAGTTACATTTGGTTCGAAAAGTACCGCCCTCAGTCTCTGGAAGAGATTATTCTTCCAGATAACATCAAGGCTACTATTGAAGGTTATGGTCGTGACGAGAAGATACCTCATTTGATGTTTGTTGGTAAGCCTGGCTTGGGTAAAACCAGTCTTGCAAAGATTATTGCTAAGAGTGTTCTAAAGTGTCAGTATCTGTATATTAATGCTTCAGATGAGAATGGTATCGATGCAATTAGAACTAAGGTTGTTGCATTTTCTCAGACTAAATCAATCGACGGTCGAATCAAGATTATTATTCTTGATGAATGTGATGGGTTGACTCAAGACGCACAAAAGGCCTTGCGTAACGTAATGGAAGAGTTCCATAAAGTAACTAGTTTCATTCTTACAGCCAACTATGGTCACAAGATTATCGGTGCGTTAACTAGCCGGTGTCAGAAGTTCGATATTCAAATCTCAAAGACTCAATTTGAGAACCAATTGGCTAATATTCTTAATAAAGAGAATGTTACCTTTGAAAAGGTTCAAGTTGAGACTATTACAGAGCAGTATTATCCTGACTTGCGTATTGCTATTAATGAATTGCAGAAGAATAGCAGGTCAGGATCTCTTCAGACAGCTTCTAATAAGCAGAACATTGCTCTTGTAAAAGGCATCTTAATTAATGTTCTTTCTAAGAAAGACTGTACTATTATTCGTCGTCATGTAATTGAGAACGAAGAAGTGTTTAACGGAGATTATGTTGGACTGATGCGTCAGCTATTCAACTTCATTAATGAGTTTGAATTTGACGAAAAAAATAAGCGTAAAATGCTCGTCACCATTGCGGATCACTTGTATAAGTCTGCTTTTGTAATGGATCAAGAGATCAACTTTTACGCTTGTTTGTTGGCGATGGTTTAATAACCCTTCATGTAACTACCATAACCCATCTTATGCTTCTGTGTATAAGATAGGGTTGTGTTAGTTGTAGGGTTACCTGTTACATTCTTATCTGTCTGAGGAATATTACCTGGATCTTCATTACCAGGAAGAGCATCGATCTTAGGGTAGCTTGGGTGTTGAGTATCCATATATCTAGCTGTGCTATTAATTGGCTTAACTGCTTCTGGTTTAATAATCTCATTATTTGGTCTTACAAGCTTTGGATTAATAGGTGTTTGAGTTCTATTCTCACCACCTGTCATCATTAATTCAACTAGGTAAGAAGGTACAGTTATTTTGTCTGTAAAGAGACCTGGTGCAATTTCTCTTGTAATATCAAGATAAAAGGCATCTGGTTCATAATCTTTACCGTTAGCACTGAAACCATATGGGGATTTAATATGGCTAACACGCAAATAATCACCTGATGTAGCAAGCTCTCTAAGCATGTTGATTTTCTCAACAGACTGAGTCTTAGACCAAGGACCTGTGAAGGCTTCTTGTTTAATTCTAACTAGATCACCGCAAAGAAACCCGTTGCGAGTAAATCTGTCATAATGTTCTTTTATTACTTGTTCAAATCGAGATGCCATATATAAATATTTATGTAATTCGTTCAAAAATTTATAAATAATTAACAGATGGCAACAGTAAACTTAAACAATCTCTTTAAGAAGCCAGTCAATCCTAATAGTGCTATAAAGTACATTTATCAGGACTTTAATGTCATGTCTATGGAAACACTTTATACCAATAACATTGCTGCTCGTAAAGTAAAGACTGACCTTAATGTTTCTTACGATGTCGCTGCTGTTAAAAACAGTATTTCTAATCTTTTAACAACAAAGAAGAGTGAAAAGATATTAAGCCCAGAATACGGTTTAAGAATAGAAGATTTTTTGTTTGAACCAGTTACAAGCACAACAGCTACTGCCATTGCCAACGAGATTGTCAATGCTTTAACAATATTTGAACCAAGAGTTCAAATAGTAGATTTGCAAGTGATACCTTATCCAGATCAATACCTTTATGTAATTAATCTGGCATTGAGAATACCAACATTAAAACAATCTTTTTCCTTGCAAGGAACATTTCAAGGAGACGCAATAACAATTTTATAATATGGCTACAGGTGTTTTTCCAGAATTCAAATTAGCTCCAAATGCCTATACAGCATTTGACGCCACTAGTCTTAAGCGCTTAATGATTGAGCGTCTTAACACTCCATCAAATACCGTTTTTACAGATCAGAATTTTGAAGGCAGTAATTTAAATGCGATAATTGATATTGTAGCATATTCCTACCAGACATTACTCTTTTATCTAAACCAAACATCCAGCGAATCTGTTTTCACAGAGTCTCAATTATATGAGAACATTAACAGAATTGTAAAGCTTCTAAATTATAACCCAGTTGGACCTCAAACCTGTGCATTACCTTTCGTAGCTAATTCCTCATTACTGAGCGCTGGTGTTTATACAATTCCAAGATATTCATACTTAAACGTAAATGGTATTAACTATACTTTTACTAATGATGTTACTTTTGAGAAAACAACTCAAGCAGGAATTAATGAAACCTTAAAACAATTTAGCTCTACTTATTTGCTCTATCAGGGTAAAATGGTTGAATATCCAACACAGTCCTCTGCTGGAGTAGCATTCGAGACTATTGCTCTATTACCAGGCAATTCAGTTATTGTTGATAACTTTAATATTTTTGTTTATGTATTTGAAAGACAAACAGGAACATATGTTGAATATAGAAGAGTGGATAGCTTATTCTTATATGGTCCTCAGGATAGAGTTTGTGAGATTAGATTAAACGAAAATAAGCACTACGAAGTTAAATTCGGAGATAATATTACTGGTCGTCAGTTACAAGGTGGAGATTTAATTGCGTTGTATTTCTTACAATCTGATGGAGTAGATGGTCAAGTTAACTCTAACAAGTTAAATGATACCGCAATTTCTCTTTACAACACACCTAGATTTAATCAAATTTTCGCTTCTGTAAGAGATGAAAATTTGACATATTTAACTGCTTTACAGGTATTAGGTCTTAATATTAATAACGAGGTAGACTCAACAGCCTTCTTTGATGCTGAAACAGTAGAATCAATTAGAACAAGAGCACCTCAAACATTTACATCTCAATACAGATTAGTAAATGCTACTGACTATGAAAACTTTGTTTATACAAACTTTGCTAGCTTTGTATTCTCTACAAAAGTATTAAGCAACTCACAATATTTAAATTCTCATTTAAAGTATTTGACAGACAACTTAAAACTAAATGACCCAAATTTAGATACAAATGTATTATCTAATCAAATACTGTTTTCTTCTTCTTGTAATTTTAACAATGTTTATATCTATTGTGTACCAAAAACATCTGCATCTAAAATTACCACGATTACAAAGAATAACTTCGTAACACCAGCTCAAAAGAACTTTGTTATTTCAGCTATTAATTCAGTAAAAACAGTAACCGCTGAACCAATAATTATGGATCCAGTTTATATGGCATTTCAATTTGGATATGGTTCAAGCGTAGACGACTCTGCAATTCAAGATACTAATTTCGGTGCTAGGATAATAATAACAACAAACCCTAATATTGTTGTAAATAGAGACAAAATTAAGAGTGTTATTATTAGTACAATTCAGAGTTATTTTGATTTACAATCTCTAGGTGGTACTGTAAACATAACTGACTTAAATGCTCAAATTCTTGATATTGCTGGGGTACAATCAATTCAAACTGCTAATATAAATGGAGCTAGAAACGGGCTAAGCTTCGTTTACTATAATTTTCAATACCCAAATATCGATGTAAAATCTTCTGTATCTTCTGTTGTACTTCAAGATTTTATGTTCCCATATTTGCCTGACTACTTTACCTTATCTAACTTAATTACTATTCTCTAATGAGTGTACCGTTTTCAATTATAACTGGCAAGGGAAGCACAAGGGAATACGTTGTTAGCAACAACAATGTTTTCCCAGTTTCTTCTTACACTGGGATGCCTGTAACTCTAAGTGTTTCTCTATCTAGTTTACCTTTATCTGCCGACAAAGACTTTATTGTATTTGCTGTTAATGATAAATTTGTTTTAAAAGAAAACAACTCAGTCTATGATTTTCCATTGCCTGGGGTTTATAAAATTACTTTATTTACTGCTGATTTAAATGGTGAACCGATTGAGAGTTATACAACCTATCTTTCAGCTTATAATTACATTACAGATGTAATTAACCCATCCATTGTTCCTGTTAATGATGTTTATTATAATTCTTCAACTACAACTTCGGGTATTAATCAAAGCAGAACGTATGTTGATAACATGACAGCTTTTGCTGCTCAATTTACTGACCCTGTTTATGTCTATAGATATAATACTTGGCAGCTATGTAACAGCTTATCTTCTATAGATTACAAGATTGAATTATATTGTGATGGTAGCTTTTCTAACGACTACGAAAATAGAACATATTACCAAACAAATTGGTACCATTTAGTTCCTTTCTGGCAATTTACAAACGAGAACCAAACAACAATTATTAGGTCTCTAAGTACAGACAGTACAAATCTCTACTTAACATATGATGGTTATACTGGTAATGTGAGTACACTAAGCAGTGTAAATAGTATTTTCGTTGGATCTAGCGGTCAAAATGTATTTTATTTTAAAGACGATTCTCCTTCTAGAGAAACTCTTGAGAGGCTTTATCTAACACAGAATTTAAAAGATGTACCTTTAGCACAACAGATTTTAAATAACAAGTTATTTTCTATTTTTGAGAAGGGGTTACCATTTATTAACAATTCAAGTACAATTATTGACTTGTATGTTAATTATACAGTCCCAGTTTCCTGGAGCTTCACTAGCAATGGTTTAACTCAGCCACCGTTACCTAACATTATGTTTAACGGAACATCTTTTCCGTTGTTTATTGCTCCTGCAGATAGTGAAGGTAACATTTTAAAATACTATGGGCAAATGCACTATATTCCTGCTAGTGCAACTATTTCAACAAACTCCTTTAAGTTAGCTTTACTTTCTGCTGATGGAACAAAAGATGCCTTTGGTAACAATAATTTATTCCCTACAAATTTTCAGTACAATGCTTATGATACAAACAACATATCAACAGAGTTATTAAGCAGTTTTTATGCTGGTGTTTTATCAGCAAATTATACTAATAGCTTTGCAAGCATAGGAGCTACTACTAACTTTTCTCTAAGTACAGCCTACACAAACATACAGGTTCCTTTTGCAGTAAATCCTGTTGTAT